ATGAAGCGTTATTTACTACTTAAATAACTTGATGAAGCGTTATTTACTACTTAAATAACTTGATGAAGCGTTATTTACTACTTAAATAACTTGATTAAAGCGTTATTTACTACTTAAATAACTTGAACGTCCCCTTCTTTGCCTTGTAACCAGCCTTAATTAGATTCTTTAATGCCTTCTTACCAGCAGCGTGCTTCTTCTTAGATACAATTCGACCTTTGCGTGTCTTCATAAGATCACGCTTGGTTAAACCACCGGAAGTGTGCTTGGCTGTTCCATGCCACACTTGAGCCTTGCTTCCTACAGCGGGAATCTTGGCGCCACCTTCCATATTCTGCTTGCGATTCTTACGCGTTACATTGCGACGGCCACCTTCCATATTACTATTATTGTAGTTAGAATTATTTTCATTTTCATCATAGTCGTATTCGTTGTTGTTCTCGTTATCACCCATTATATATAATATTTAGATTATTTCCTCTTATCTCCCTCTTATACTCCCTCTTATCTCCCTCTTATCTCCCTCTTATCTCCCTCTTATCTCCCTCTTATCTCCCTTCTTAGTCCCAAATACCTTTTCTAGGTACTCTTCCTTGTTCAATCTCATTAATAAAGTAGTTCATTCGATTAACGTCGTAGATTCCCGCAAAATGAACCAAAAAATCACCAGGTTGCCATAAAGGCATTCCTTGTAATCCTTGTATATATGCGTTAAATAAGCGACAATTATTTGTAATTTCTGTTTTATTTAAATCATCTTTATTTAATTCAAGTAACTTAATTACTGCAGCATTCTCCCACCATGGATGATACAGTAAATCAGTCTGTTCATATACTCTTTTCCAAAAGTCACGAGACCATTCGCTATTACGAATAAGTATATTCCCATCATTAATATGACCACAACTATCGATAGTCATTAGTAAATCCTTATTTTCTGGCAATAGAGGAACAATAGATTTTTCAATATCAAAATCCATATTTGTAATGTAAACATCAGCATCACTCATAAAAATAAACTCACCATCACTACTATTCTTAAGAACATCTAATAGAAAAGGGATTTTTGACCACGGGATTGGTTTTTCTCTATCCCAGAATTTCTCATCGCCTAGAATATATTCGTATCCGCGTTTTTTACAGTATTCTTTTTTAGAATCAAGTGCTTTACTAAGACTTTTACGAAAATCTTCACCAATTGCTAAAGTTAAAAGTTTCATCTATTTAAATTATTATTATAGTGTTTAAACCCAAATATAGTATGAAAAACTCATAAATATAAACCAGAACAAGAAGTGATCTGTTTTTCTAACATATATTTACTACATTCACCATCTCTCTTATATAAGTCTTTTAGATAATTGAATATTGAATTATATATATTGATAATATTCTTATCTTTTATATGAAGCTTTAATTTTAAAGAATTTTTAATATATCCAAGCTGTTCAATCGTTAAAATAGTATTATTACCGTTTAAAATAGCATTATACATAATATCGTTATAGGTTTCATTCTTAATAGGATTATCTATATTTTTTAGAACATATGAATGATCCAATAAATACACTAAAAATGTAAGAACTTCTTCTAAATGCTCTTCTGGAAACCAGTCAAAAAAGCGTAATTCAATTCCATGATTCTTAAATTTATTGTAATTAATATCAAAACCTATTTTCTCGTTTTTAACATAATGTATCTGTTTATATAATCTCTTATACCATAAAGGTTCATAATCTACACGATTTTCTTGTAGAATTTTTCCAGATTTCATCTTATCAGAATTATATGTTCCAGCACCCACATATCTGGATGCTGCCATTCTTTGCGAACCTCTTGGAAAACGTTTTGAATAAGTGTTACTTTTCGATAAAATATCTCCAGAACCATATTTTGCTATAAAGAATGGTTCTAAAAATTGAAATACCTTAATTGCCTTTGAATGTTTCTTATCAAAACTCCTCTTATCCAGTATGTTCCCACAATCATCTAGCAAAGTAGGCATTGTAAAATTAAAATGATAAGTTCCATTATTAAAAATGGCAAGATTATTCTTATTAGTTGAAAATCTAGCAAACCCGTGATTTACTTTAGGATAATGAAGTTTTTCGCCTTTTGCTAATGGTAACTTAAGTTTGTTTAAATGTTCTAAAAAATGTTTCTTATGATATATTAGTTCAGAAATTGTATCTTGAACTGTCTTTTTATAGAAATTCTGTGTCATAAATTCTACAGTATCTCCGTCAAAACAGTAACTTTTTTCATATTCTTCTTTAAAATATGAATCCTTTTCACACATATGTTCAAATACAGTTTTACCAGAAAATCTCTTGTTTGGGGTGGAACCTTTATCGTAATTTGTTCTCGGATTACCAGATAAATCATTCTTCATTAATTCATGTGAATTAATTAAATAAGGGAGATTATAACTCTTATCTTTATTAATAAGTGTATCTAGACACTTGTTAAAATACTCATTTAAATATCCCTCATAGTAGTTTACACTATATCGCTCACGTTTTTGATTCTTAAAAAAACTTCCAGATACTTCTGGTTGATTTGGAACTTCTAAATACGTTTCATTTTCAATCCCTACACCCCAGAATAAATCATTCGGAATATAGGAAGAGTAATATTTTCTATGTTTTTCATCCAATACTTCCTCCTTAACCATCTACTTTTAAAAAGTTAAAAAATTGAAAAAAATAATCATTACAAATCTGTATACTAATGGCATCTAAATATATTAGAAACGAGAATGGTCACTTTGTCTGTCCTAACTGCGAAGTAGTAAAAAAGAATCAAAATACAATGTATTATCATATGAAGAAACACGAAGGTAAACTCCCATTTGAATGTGATATCTGTAAGAAAGATTTTGTTCAAAAATCGTCTTTAGAAGTTCATAAATTATCAAAACATAAAGCTGCTAAGAAAGAAGTTGAGATGTTTAAATGCGTATTTGATAATTGTGAATTTGAATCAGTTACAAAGGCAAATCGTAGAATTCATTGTCTACGTAAACATTTTCATCATGAAGTAAGTAAAATTATGGATGATAATAATTGTTCTAGATGTAATAAAACATTTCAGTCACAAACAGCATTTTATTATCATGTCTCGTCATGTATTCAAATAGATGATGAAACATTAAATAGGAAGTTACAAGAAATTCTTTAATCATCGTGATCATTGACTTGTAACATAACTACCATGTTATATAAGTGATAACCAAGAGCACCGAACGCTGTTATTCCTAGAACTTCGTAAGCAGGTCGTTCTGTTTTTTTCCCAGTATATCCAATGTATATTAATAATGGTGCTACACCTACTATATGGTATATGTTAACCCATAAACTAGGTGTCTTAGCAAAAAACTTTACTAACGATTTATAAGAATGGTATACCAGAACAAATAATCCTAATACAAGAAGTGTTGTATAAATCCATTCGGGATTTGAAGCACGATTATGAAATACGTATAATAAGAAAGGAGCAATAAATAGAACATGGAATAGAGCAATTATAAAATGGGAGTTCATAACCTATAAGTATCAAACAATTTATTACACTGTTCTAACGCTCCTTCAATCCAGGCTTGTTTTAAACTAAAGGATTCTCCAACAAGATATACTTCAGAATCAAACGGTTTTAATGATTTTTTAGATTCTTCTACTGGATTATAATTTCCAGGAAGCCAATATGTCGCTCCATATTTCCAATAATGACTCTTGAAAAACTTGTAATTAGGGATAGGGCCAAATAACTCCTTTAATAAATTTTGTATATGACGACCTAAACTTTCTTCTCCATATTTTTTTAAAATCTTATTAAATTCATTCGTATCATGAGAATCTGTATAAGATACCATTGCGATTGAATTACCATCTTTGTAACTAATTGGTAAAAAATAACGAATAGGTGTGCTAGTTACAACTCTACTATATTCGGAAAACCAACACTTATCGTATACAGCATAAGTTCTTAAAAGAGGTTCCATTCTTAAAAGAGCTAGTGTATCAAACCTTTTAAAAAATGGAATCTGTTTTAGTGCTTCAGATGTCATTGCGCAAATAACTTTTGAAGAATGTAATTTTACTTTTAGCCTTTCATCTTTTAGTTTTCTGTCTCCAGTATAAAATTCTGTTTCAATATGACTTTTCATATCTTTAATATCTATACACTCATAATTTGTAAATACAGTTCCTCCTCTTTTAACAAAATCTTGTTGCATCTTTTCAATTAAACTATGTAAACCGTTTGCTGCAACAAAATATCCTTTATGAGAAGCCATCTCAGCCCCCTTTTTAAAAGTTTCTAAAGCTAAATCTGCTCGTAGAACTTCAAGTTCAGCTACATAAGGAAATCTATTGAAATACTCTTCTACTTTCACTTTCCCATGTATTGAAATACATAACTCTTTTAATGTAGAATTACCAAGAGTTTTTTTATCTAATTTTCTTAAAGGTTCAAAGAATACATTTAGAGTAGGTTCAAATAAATTTGGTTCAATACAAGATTTACCATCTTTCTTATATGATAATTCTGGAGAAATAGGATGTAGTGGTTCTTTATAATGTTTCATTAAATCTAGCAACAACGTATGCTGCGATGAAATACGACCAGCACCAGATTCCCAACTATAATTCTTTTCGTGAAACGTATCAATACGTCCTCCAATATTCTTATATTTTTCACAAATTATAACATTTTTATTCTTTTTTATTAGTTCTAAACCAGAATAAAAACCAGCAATCCCTCCACCTATAATAATAAAATCATACATCTAACAACTATTTAGTTTTTATCATCAATCCATTTAACCATTCTAATATTTCACTTGTATTTGATAAAGTTTTTATTCCGATAATCTTTGTATTATGAACTACCACAAAGGTAGGGATAGAACGAATTCCACAAAATCCAGCCGTATAATTATTTCTATCAACATCACATTTTAACCAATTTGCTTCAAACTCTGACATTATTTTATCAATTTGAATTCTTCTACAAGGCCCGCACCATTCTGCGCTAAACCAGATAACTGTTAGCGGAGGCAATGGTTCAATAGATGGAACTCTGCCAATTAACTGTTCAAATTCTTCTTGAGTTTCCAAATACTTCATATTACTTTTTATCAGTTTTTCTTAAAGTATAAATTGTAAATCCAACAACTGGGATTAAGAATAGAATTAAACCGAAATATATATGCTGAAAGCTCTCTTTTTTAGCACCACCTTCTTGTTTAATACTACTTATAATATTTTTCATTTCTTCAATTTCATCTTTACCCCCTCCCATAAAACTACGCGCCATAGGCAAAGAACTTAATAATGAAGATACGCCAGTTGGTTTAGGAAGAGCTGGATTAGAAAGACCAGTTGCGCTATATAAACTTGATAGTATACCCCTAGGTGCCGTGGCAGTTGTTACAGCACTAAAGCTTGAACCTTTAGTTGTAAAAAAGAATATCGCTGTAAAACCTATTATTGCCACTCCAGCCCAAAATGTGAAATGACTAATGTAGCGAACAAGTGTTGGAACAAGTTCATTAGATTTTGATAAGAATAAACTACTAAACATGTATACGCCAAAAAACAGTGATGCTATAAGTAGATATAGCCATACTTGTGTATTCTTTGTCATATTTTTCATAGGTTCATCAGTAATCTTATTTTTTCCAAATTCACCATACTTAAAAAAAGGAACTTCTAATCCAGTTTGTCCAATATTTGGTTTATTGTATGCTTGAACAATATCAAATGCATACCATGAACCAAGTGTAAAAACATTTATAAATATTTTCATTAATCCAGAAAAGTTAGAACCTATGGCAAAATGGTCAAGCCCTAATAGTCCTGTAATAGGAAAAGCAGCTAACAACTTATAGAGCCATAGTGGAAATGGAGGAAGAACTGCGACTGTTGCTTGTAGTACAGAAAGAGGAGTCGGAATAATTGCTGTAGGATTTAGAAATGAACTACTCATAATGACCTAATTATTACTCTTAAATCGTAAACAATAATCCTCCAAACCCATTAACTATACGTAATACATTATGATTTGTAGCATATACTCTTGTTATAGCGTTTCCTCGTGGAGGAGGATTACCACCTACAGCATCGGGGACTAAATTCATCTGTAAAACAAAATTATCAATTCGGCTGGCATTTAGAGAACCAGATGGCTGTAGTTCTTCAGGTCTTAGAGCAAAACAGTAGTTATAAATAAATAAATTAGCGGGCACTGTTGTATGATGATAGTAAGGTTGAACTAGACGAAAGTATCCAGCGTCACGTTTGTCAAATCTGTCATAACCATCTAACTGTATAACAGCATCTGCCATTAAATCTTTTCTTACTCCATTTTCAAGAATGCTTGTGCTACTAAAATTATAGTAGTCATGATATGTATCCATCTGAGAACGTTTAATAAACCATAGTAATTCTCTGATAGGATGATTAAACTCAAGACGAACCGTAGAGGATGTGGCTCCTACAGGAATTGAGATTGGAGAAGTATATTGAATTTGTTCAATCAGATATTCATGTGTATTACTTACAAAACGTCT